ATTTAATATTTGTAAGATGCCTCGTCAAACCGGTAAGTCTACTACTGTTGTTGCATTTCTTTTACACTATGCAGTTTTTAATGATAATGTAAATATTGGTATTCTAGCAAACAAAGCAGCAACTGCAAGAGAACTCTTAGATAGGTTGCAAACCGCATATGAAAATCTACCAAAGTGGATGCAGCAGGGAATTATTTCTTGGAACAAAGGTTCCTTGGAACTGGAAAATGGAAGTAAAATCTTGGCTGCTTCTACTTCTGCTTCTGCAGTTCGTGGCATGTCATTCAATATCTTATTTTTGGATGAATTTGCGTTCGTTCCAAATCATATTGCAGATTCATTCTTTGCATCGGTATATCCTACAATTACTTCAGGTAAGCAAACAAAAGTTATAATTGTTTCTACTCCACATGGTATGAATCATTTCTACCGAATGTGGCACGATGCGGAAAGGGGTAAGAATGAATATGTATTTACTGATGTTCATTGGTCTGAAGTTCCTGGAAGAGATGAGGAATGGAAAAAGCAAACTATTGCTAATACGTCCGATGCTCAGTTTAAAGTTGAATTTGAATGCGAATTTTTAGGTTCTGTTGATACTTTAATATCACCATCAAAACTTAGAACTTTAGTATATGATCACCCAAAAACAAAGAGTGCAGGTTTAGATGTTTATGAGGATCCGATTGAGGATCACGACTATTTAACTACAGTAGACGTTGCTAGAGGTGTTGGGAGTGACTATTCTGCATTTACTATTGTTGATATAACACAATTTCCACATAAAGTTGTTGCAAAATATAGAAATAATGAGATAAAACCTATGCTGTTTCCAAGTATAATTCATGAAGCGGCCCGTGCTTATAATGATTCATATATTCTTTGTGAAGTAAATGATGTTGGAGATCAAGTTGCTAGTATTTTACAATATGATTTGGAATATAACAATCTTCTTATGTGCTCTATGAGAGGTAGAGCAGGGCAAATTGTTGGTCAAGGATTTTCTGGAAAGAAAACACAACTTGGAGTTAAAATGTCCAAAACTGTTAAAAAAGTTGGATGTCTTAACTTGAAGACTATGATAGAAGAGAATAAATTATTTTTGAACGATTATGATATAATTAGTGAACTTACTACCTTTATTCAAAAACATAATTCATTTGAAGCAGAAGAAGGTTGTAATGATGACTTAGCGATGTGTTTGGTAATATATGCCTGGTTGGTAGCTCAAGATTATTTTAAAGAGCTAACAGATCAAGATGTTAGAAAAAGATTATATGAAGAACAGAAGAATCAGATAGAACAAGATATGTCTCCATTTGGATTTATATCAGATGGATTAGATGATAGTAGTTTTACTGATGAGGATGGGGATAGGTGGTTTGTGGATGAGTATGGGGATCGTGCATATATGTGGGAATACATACACTAATGGATTTAGATAAACAAATAAAATTAGGACATTTATTACTTACCGATAGAAAGTGTAGAGTTTGTGGAGAAATGAAAAATTTGATCGATGGATTTTATAGAACAAGAAAGGATAGAGGTCCAGTTTCATCATCATATTCTTATGAATGTAAAGAATGTACTGTAAAAAGGATTACTAGTTTAAAAAATAAAAAAATAATTTCATCTGGATGGGAGTACCCTGATTGGTAGTTCACGTCATATTTCCCCTACGTAAAGTCAGGTTTTAATAAATAATTTTTAGTTAAACTGAGATTTACGGAGAAAAACATGGCGACTCCTCAATTATCTCCTGGTGTACTTATCAGAGAGGTTGATTTAACTGTAGGAAGAGCTGATAATGTTTTAGATAACATTGGAGCTATTGCGGGTCCTTTTGCAATTGGTCCAGTTGATGAAGCAGTTGATATTACTACAGAAAGAGAACTTATTAATGTTTTCGGAAAACCAATTTCAACAGACGCCCAATATGAATATTGGATGAGTGCATCATCATTTCTTTCATATGGAGGTGTTCTTAAGGTTGCAAGAGTAAATGGTGATAACCTAGTAAATGCAAATGCTATTCGTAACTCTGCAGGAGTTTCTACAGCAGGAGAACCTTCACTTAAGATCAAAAATTTTGATGACTACCAAGCAAATTATGCGGATGATATTGCAAACTATATTTTTGCAGCAAAAACTCCAGGTTCTTGGTCAAATGATTTAAAGGTATGTGTAATTGACGACAAGGCAGACCAAATTCTTAATGTAGGAGCAGCAGTTACTGCTCAAGCAACCGTTGGAATGGCTGTTACAACAACTCTTACAAATGTTGTTTCTGCAGGAGTAGGAACTACCTCTGTATTCAATGGATATCTAAAGAGTATTGTTACTGGTATTGGAGCAAGCACTCTTGACGTAAAGATCACTTCCGTAGTTAGTACAGGTGGAGTAGAAACTCCCGTAACTTACGCACAAAAATCTAGATTAAGATCGTTTACTCCTGCAACTGGTGGTGGATCAATAACAGTTGCTTTAATAGATTCTTCTGGTACTGAAGTTGACACTGCATCCATTAATACTGGATCAAATCCAATTAGAGATTGGTACGATCAACAAGTTCTCACTTTAAGTAATACTGCAATTTATTGGAATTCTATTGCACCTAAACCAGGTACATCTCAATATGCGGTACAGAGAAATGGTAAGAGTGATGAAATTCACATAGTTATTGTTGACGATACTGGTACAGTAACTGGTACGCAAGGATCACTTTTAGAAAAGCACATTGGGTTGTCAAAGGCAACTGATGCAATTTCTGCAGTCAATTCACCGCAAAAAATATGGTGGAAAGAATACTTAGCTCAGTACTCAAATTATGTTTATGTTGGAGATAATCCTTCAGACGAATTGAATGCTAATGAACCGGTTTCTGCAACTGGATTCTCAACTGCATTTACAGAATATACCAATTCTGAAGGTCTTTGGAATAGAGATGCTCAAGACAGAACATACAGTGCTCTTGGAAATGTAACTTATAATCTCAGTGGAGGTAAAGATTATTCCAATAGTGGCGGAATGACTGCTACTTTAGGGGATTTAATTACCGCTTATAATCTTTTCAATAATAGAGATGAAATTCAAGTTGATTATTTAATTATGGGTCCAGGACTTGGCAATAAATTTGAATCACAAGCGAAAGCAAATCATTTAATTTCTCTTGCAAATCAAAGAAAAGATTGCGTCGCAGTAATTTCTCCACATCGTACTGATGTTGTAGATGTCACAAATACTGATACTCAAACTGATAATGTTTTAGAATTTTTCTCTCCACTTTCATCATCCTCTTATGCAATATTTGATGCTGGGTATAAGTACACTTATGATAGATTCAATAATAAATTCCGTTATATTCCTTGTAACGCAGACGTTGCAGGTCTCTGTGTAAGAACTTCGATCTTTGCATATCCTTGGTTCTCACCTGCAGGTCAGCAAAGAGGAATCCTGAATAATGCGATTAAACTTGCATACAATCCATCTAAGGCACAAAGAGATCAACTTTATCCACAGAGAATTAACGCAATTATAAATCAACCTGGAATTGGAATTCTTCTCTTTGGAGATAAAACTGCTCTTGGTTATGCTTCTGCGTTTGACAGAATTAATGTTCGTCGTCTATTCCTAACTGTTGAGCAAGCTCTTGAGAGATCTGCACAAGCACAACTCTTTGAACTGAACGATGCTATTACGAGAGCAAACTTTGTCAACATTGTAGAGCCATATCTCCGTGATGTTCAGGCAAAGAGAGGTCTTTATGGTTTCCTAGTTGTTTGTGATGAATCAAATAACACCCCAGATGTTATTGATAATAATGAATTCAGAGCAGACATTTACCTGAAGCCTGCGAAGTCTATTAACTATGTAACTCTAACATTCGTGGCAACCAGAACTGGTGTTGCGTTTGAAGAAGTTGTTGGAACTGTTTGATTATTATAAATTAACTATAGGAGGATCCAAAAAATGGCACACTCAATTCAAGACTTCAAAAAGGCACTTATTGGTGGAGGTGCAAGACCTAATCTATTCGAAGTTGCTATTCCATCTCTTCCAAATGGAGTTGATTTTGGAGGAACTGAAGGACAAGACAATTTCAGTATGTTATGCAAAGCAGCAGCACTTCCAGCATCTAATATTGCATCAATCGACGTTCCTTTTAGAGGACGTATTATGAAAGTTGCTGGTGACAGAACATTTGATACTTGGACAGTAACTGTTATTAATGATGAAAACTTTGCAATTAGAAATGCGATGGAAATTTGGATGCAGAAAATTGGTCAATATGGAGACGCAAGTGGTGATACCAATCCTGCAGATTATATGGTTGATGCCTATGTCAAACAACTGAAAAGATCTGCATCTGCTACTGGATTTAATTCTGCAACTGGTGGAGGACTACAGGCAGCTGCTCTGTATAAATTTTATTCAATCTTCCCAACTAATATTGCTGCAATTGATCTTTCTTATGATACTTCTGATACGATTGAAGAGTTTACTGTAGAATTCCAAGTTCAGTACTGGACACCACAAGGTCCACAAGAGGCTTGGCAATAAGGATAAATATATCAAGATACGTTTAGACTTTAATAATGGCAAAGTTATTTGGATTTTCTATTGAAGATACAGAACCACTGTCTCCGGGTGTCGTTTCTCCTGTTCCTGAGAACAGAGAAGACGAATCAGATTACTACCTGAGCAGTGGTTTTTTTGGATCTTATGTAGATATTGAAGGGGTATATAGAACAGAATTTGATTTAATTAAAAGATATCGTGAAATGGCACTTCATCCAGAATGTGATAGTGCCATTGAAGATATTGTAAACGAAGCTATTGTTTCTGATACAAATGATTCTCCCATAGAAATTGAATTATCAAACTTAAATGCCAGTGATGGAATTAAAAATAAAATACGTCAAGAATTCAAACAAATTTTATCATTGTTAGATTTTGATAAAAAATCTCATGAAATTTATAGGAATTGGTATATTGATGGTAGACTCTATTATCATAAAGTTATTGACCTAAAAGATCCTCATGCAGGAATTCAAGAATTAAGATACATTGACGCAATGAAGATGCGTTATGTAAGACAACAAAAAAAGACGGAAAATGATAAAAGAATTTATAGAATGGCTGGCGTTAATTCAAATGACCCAATGGATTATGAATTTCCTCAAATTGAGGAATATTTCATTTATAATCCTAAAATGACTTATCCAACCAACAACCCATCCTCTATGGGTGGAACTGGAGGAGTTAAATTCACTAGAGATTCAATCACATATTGTACCTCGGGACTTGTAGATAGAAATAAGGGATCAACTCTTTCATATCTTCACAAAGCAATCAAATCACTCAATCAACTTCGTATGATTGAGGATTCTCTTGTTATTTACAGATTATCTCGTGCCCCAGAACGTAGGATTTTCTATATTGACGTAGGAAATCTTCCAAAAGTAAAAGCAGAACAATATCTTCGTGATGTTATGATGCGTTATAGAAATAAAATGGTTTATGACGCAAATACTGGTGAGATTCGTGATGATAAAAAGTTTATGAGTATGCTTGAGGACTTCTGGCTCCCAAGAAGAGAAGGTGGAAGAGGAACTGAAATTTCTACACTTCCCGGAGGTCAAAATCTTGGAGAAATTACTGATATAGAATATTTTAAAAAGAAACTGTATCGTTCACTAAATGTTCCTCCATCAAGAATGGATGGAGAAGGTGGATTTAACCTAGGACGTTCTTCGGAGATTCTTCGTGATGAAGTTAAATTTAGTAAGTTTGTTGCTCGTTTAAGAAAAAGATTTTCTTATATGTTTCATGATATGTTGAAGACTCAACTTATTTTGAAAAATATTATAACACCAGAAGATTGGGATATGATGGAAGAGCATATTCAGTATGACTTTTTATATGATAATCATTTTGCTGAATTGAAAGATGCTGAATTACTGAATGAAAGGTTAAATATGGTTCAAATTGCAGAACCATATGTGGGTAAATACTTCTCCCAAGATTATCTGAGACGTAAAATTCTTCGTCAAACTGATGAAGAAATTCTTGAGCAAGATAAGATTATGAAGAAGGAAATTAAGGATGGAATTATCCCAGATCCAAATGCTCCTGTTGATCCAATGACTGGTATGCCTATGGATCAAACTCAAACTTCTCAAATGGATCTTGGTAAACCAGTAATGGAACCAAATCTAGATTCACAAGGAAAAGCAACTCAAGTAGATGCTAAAGCAGTAGAAATGCCCAAGGGTGGTGAGATATAAATAAAGAAAATTACTTTAGGTATTAAAAATGGATGATCTTTTAGATATGATTGCTGCTGATGAATCTCCTTCTCAGATCAGTGATAAAATTAAAGAATTAATTTTTACACGAACTGCAGAAAAAATTGATGAATTAAGACCTACAGTAGCAATGAGTATGTTTGGGCAAGAAACACAAACCGAGG